TTAACCCACTATTGCTACTATCAGCGTGCTTAATAACACCACTAGCTATTTGTTCAGCGGTTAGGGTTGTGCCAAATGGGTAGATTGTTGGAGCATCTGGCAATAGCACTACTGTACCTTTACCGCCATGTGCAATATAACCAACAGATAACCCATAGTTACTATTACAATAAACATATGGATTATTCCATACATTATTAATAATACCACCTATGTTAAATTTTGATTCTAGTAATGCTATTCTATTTGCACTAGTTCCAGATATTGCAACAGAAGTATAACTTGCTACACCTAACCCATCATTATTTATATATGTAATTGATGGTTGTTGTACTATAATTGATGCTACTTGAACACTATCAAATCCACTTCCTGCTCTATTAGCTCTTCTTTCACTAGCTAAAGCATTAAATTGAGCTTTAGACATAGCTGTAGTTTTCCATTGAGTAGTAGCTTCATTTGCTTTAGTGTCTAATGCACTTGACCAACTCGGAGAGCTATTACCTGTACTTACAAGGACTTGACCTGATGTGCCATAGTTAGTAGCTGATGAACCAAAACTAATTGCTCCAGTTGCCTTAATTTTAAGTATATTAGTACCATTAATAGTAAATCCAAAACTGTCAGAGGCAACATTCGCAGACCTTACATTACCTATTCTCCAAGTATCATCATACCATTTATATGAGCTTCCACTAACAATATCCCCTTCTACATACCCAGATGCAAAATAATGACTATATGCTTTCCCTCACCAGTAGTACCATTAAATCGTACAATAGCATTATCTGTAGAAACAACTTTATCAACCTTGCTAGAAAACAACTTAGCCACATTGTCAATCAATATCTTAAATTGACTTCCAATAGTTCTAGTTCCTGCTGTAGTTTGTATTGAGCTTTCAGCAGGTGCAACTGCTGTGATATTAGGTAAGTCACTTTCACTTAAATCTTCCCCACCTGTTATAAGACCTTTTATATCTACTGTTACTTTTGTGTATGTTCCTGCTGTTATGTCAGCATTTTTAGAAACTTTATTACCTATTGCAGTAGTTACATATCCACTATATTAGCTATAGCTGTTGATATCTCAGTATTAGTCTCAGTTTTAGTATAAGCGTCGCCTATACTATACCCAGCTAGAGTTGTAGGAGTACTCCCGCTCGTTACAAGACCTTTCGCATCATAGGTTATCTTAGTGTGTGTTGCACCTGTAATAGCTGTGTTTTTATCAAGCTTTTCAGCGCTTAGCTCATCTAATGCTAATTTAACATTACCTGCCGATAAGCCACTTATAGCGTTATCATAAGGCACTTCACTTGATATTTGGTCTGCTGTTGCACCACTTTCAACACCATTTAGCTTAGTAAGTAACGTATCTGTAAAGGCATTTGTGTCTGGCTCTGCTTCATAGAGTGCTTTTATTTCTGCACCTGTTTGATCTGCTGTTGCACCTGCTTCAATACCACTTAACTTACTTTGAGCCGTATCTAGTCTGCCCTCGACTTCATCTATCGCACCTTGAACAGTAGTAGCTGTGAGACCGCTTGTAGTATTTACATAAGGCACTTCACTAGCTAACTGATCTGCTGTTGCACCTGCTTCTATTCCCCCTAGCTTCAACTCCATAGCATCTAAATCTACTGATTGCGTAACACCGATAAGTGCTAATTTAGTTGTTGCATCTGTAAACTCTGTTTTATTTAGAGTGTATTCAGCTACGCTATCAACTGTAGTTTTTTGAGTTGTCAAAACCCCTAAAGCATCTTTTACAACGGGTACTAACTCTGTCCCATTAACACTTGTTACACTGTCTAATTGACTTATTATCTTATCTGCCATTTTATACCTCTTCTCCATAAACTAATGTGATACCGCCCAGCGTATTTGCTTTAGCTTGTAGGGTTACTAAAACATAATCCCCGTGTACTAAATAAAATTCAGTATTTTCTGGGTCGGGATTTGCAATCTCTATCGTTTGATTTGCGCCTACTCTTTTTTCGTGTAACTTTTGAACTTTAGCATAATTTACTGCTGTGATCACACCATTATAAGCTACTTTTTGAAAGCCAAAAAAACTCTAACTATTGTGTTTTGATCTGCAAATGCTTCTATTTTTTGCATTACACAGTCTCTTGTATTTTTACGATCTGATACAGTTTTGCTTATCGTAAATAAAAGAACAGGCGTTTGTGTAGCCGCTACTGTAACTTCTCCGCTTGTAACGCTTCTATACTGTTTACGAGCTGTATTTCCACCCTCACTCGTTACGTCCACACACCCACATTGTAATTTAACCTCTTCGCCTAGATTTATTGATTCAAAAGCAATCGGCAATGCAGGGTTAAATATAGACAACTCTGTTAAAGTGCCAAGATAGTTAAACATTACAATTTGTTTTAAGTTGATAAAGAATTTTATATTACCTACGCCCCTCCATTGCATTTGAATGTCATAAATATTACCTTTTTCGTAATCAACTCCAGCAGGTTTTGTTATCATAGCTTCATCTTCAACAACTGCACCCAATACAGATATTAAAAGTGAGCCATCTTCTTGCGCTAGTCTGTCTCCATTTTCTGTAAGCAAAAAACTATCTTGTGTTTTGCTTCTAACAACTGCATAGAATTCGCCATCTTGTTTTAGCCTAAAAAAAGCTCCTGACTCATCTGTAAAAAGTCCAAAGTTTCGCTCTCCAAGTCTTAAAGGGTTTGGTAAAAACATAGAGCTTGAATATAGATGCCCTCGGTTTGGTTGGTAACGGGGGTGTCGTCTTGAATGTAAGTAAGTTTTATTAATTCCGCTGTTTAAAACTAAACGTCCACTTCTTGATGTTGCGCGTGCTGATTGTGTAAGTATTTCTATTCCGTTTTCTTGAGTAATCCACATATCTTGCGTAACGGAGTATGTAAAGATACCGTGAAATAGTGAGTAATCTGTAATAGACTTTTCACGCCCCCACGCATCATAGTTGAGGGGTTTTGTATCGTCATGTGCAAGGTTTACGGTTACTACGCCACCTGATGCCGATGTATAATTACCGCTACCCATCTATAAGTCCTTATAGTTCTTGTTTATTTTAAAAGTTTGTCTATTAAAGATGAAGTGTAGCATATTTACAAATGTGTCGATCACGACAATACCCTTGTAATAGATATAACCCCATTGTGATTAATATTTTCAAAGCGAACATAAACATCTTGTCTAATATCTGCGATAAAAGAGTAAGGCGTGATCCAAGAGCCTTGTACTATAGGAGTATTGAATGTATATTCCATTAAAGTCTCTGTGACATTTTGGATACTCATAGAAAGTGCTGTGTTTGGGATTGTAGTCCACGCACTACCTGCTGGAACTTCCATATATTCAGTTTGTAGTGCCATTTACCACTTCCTCTTTTTGTTCTACTACTTTTGGAGGTAAACCTTTTTCTTTTCTCATCTGAATCTCTAGTAATTCATCTTCTAACTGCTCATCAAGTACATCTTCATAATTGCGCCCTCTACGTCTAGCAATTTCACGCTTAGATATAGTGCCATTTTCTAGTTTTGTTGCATCTGCTGAAGCTGTTTTAGATGGTTCAATATCTATTTCAGTCACACGTACATACTCTAGCTTTAGATAGTTGTCGGGGTTTTGAAAATAGTCGGGTATATCTATCGCACCCATCATTACACCTGTAGCGATTAGTCTTTCCATCATAGGGTCGATTATCTCGTGACGTAAATCATCAAAACGTGTAGCCCATTCTATTGAAGCAAATGCCATCATAGCTTTTATGCTTGAATAGTTGCTGTCACTACTATCTTGATAAGCTATTTGAGCAGATAAGCCAACTGAAGCCGCTATCCCTTGTCTGTTGTTCTTAGTAAGCATATCATAAACAGTTCCCGACTCTCTATCGGTTTTTACAATATCATCTCCAAGTGGGATAGGAGTAAGACCTGATGGTTTCACGCCTTGATCTGATATAGTCTTCATAAGTTGTTTCATTTGTATTTTGCGTTGTGCTTCATCTTTTTCATTTTTGATAATCTTCATAATGTCATCATACATAGATGTTTTCCAATAAAGACCTGCTTTTGCTCTCTCTATTGCCGCTTGAAGTTCTGCATCTGAATACTGATCTAGCTTATCTATCGTAGGCAATGAAGCTGAAAGTTTTGATACTGCTGTGTATTGTGAAATGCTTATCCATACAGGCGAGAAGAAGTCCATATCGTCCATAGATACAGCTTTAGAGTTGATGCGATCTTGATTTTCAAATAGCCACACGTGAGTTATTTTGCCATAGCTATCTTTTTGAAGTCCATTTAAGATATTATCTTTTTTATTCTCTTTGCTAATATCTATCATACCCACTTCAATAAGTTCTACACGGTATGGAATTTCCCAAGCGTTGTTATAGTGGTGCTTTAATAAGAAACCACCATCTTTGTCTGTAAACTCAACCATTGATCTAAAAAGTGAATTTAAGTGCCAACGTCCTGAAGTAGTACAGTTTTTCTTTTTTGAGAAGCGTTTTATGAAAGTTTCTATTTGATCGTTAAGTTCTCTACTGTCTTTCAAGCGAGATTGTATGTTTACAGATGAGCCAATAACACCTGACTTGTTTACACTTACGATACTTGCGATATCTGTGTTATTTGCACCAAGCCATCTTATAACTTCTCTTGTTTTACGAGCAAAGTCAATATCTATGCTTTCTATGTCGTCATCTGTAATAGGTTCGTATCTCGCTATGTCTAGCGAGGCTGCTTTAGTATAGCCAATGTTATTTAAGTAGTAATCAAGCGTGAAATATCTGTAAAAATTAGACATCATATACTCCCCAAAGTGCTAATTTCGCCTTAATTTCACGTTTTTGAGCATACAAATCGGATAATTTCGCTTGAATAACACCAAATCCCATAGCTCCACCTTTTTTAAAAGATTGACCATTTTGTCTGATATTTTGGATACTTTGCTCGATTATTATTAATTCTGCGCTATATTCTGCAATATTATCTTCTTTTACGCCCATTTGGTATATCCATTAAGAGATTTAATTCTCATATTGTAGCGTAAATTAGAGAGTATATCATTGCTTAATTAAACCCTAATATATCTAAAGCATCTTTTAAATCATTCTTAGATGGTTTCTGCGCCAAAGATACGTTATCCATTAAGGCGCACACTACTGCCTGAACTGCGTTATCGAACAAGTGATTATCAATACTATCATTTCTTTTTTCCCACGTCTTAGTAGTCGCAACTTTACCCGTCTTAGAATCAACCTTAAAAATATAATGCTCTGATGTCATTTGTCGCTCATAATCTGTAGAAATCGAACGATCTCTATTCTCTGCATCTTGAACTATTGTTTCGTTTACAAAATATAGTCTGTTTTCTGCCACTTCATAGCCGTCTTCGCCTTTTGCACGCTTGATGGAGCGGTCTATTATGGATTGAAGCTCATTCTTTACCAAAGTATTGTTAATCTTAACTGCTTGTATAGGAGTTGTCTTTCTATCTTGACTTGTAACGTCTTTAGTTATTGTTGTGTAGTACCATAGCCTACCACTTGCATCGTTTTGGATACCCATAGATGGATATATCCTGCCCTCTAATCCTTGATTTACGATTAAGTCCTCTATCCACGCATCTACTTCAGCTGTGCGCTCTTTAATACCCATTCTATCGATCATAGTTTTATCTACTATGTAAGTTTTTCCGTTTTGATCTTGAAATCTATAGCCCATAAGCAACTCTAGCTCATCAAAAGTTTCCACATAGCCGTGATAAACAGTGTTAAATCTCATACCATATTCAACTGCTGTAACCTTGAACCAAAACCCGTTTTTCTGTGTATCTATTGTGAGGTATAGCTTGTATGTATCTACAGGTACGGTCTTGGCTTCTAGCTTATTTGAGAGCAATAAGATGTCATTCTTCGATACAGTCTCACGCTCTTCTTCGTAAAACTCATTAAAATACCCTCTGTAAATCTTATCTAAGATAACCGACTTATTAAGTTGTGGCTCTGCATTAATAAGTAGTTCTGCAATACTTTCAAAAGTTGTGAAATACATAGCTAGGGCGTTCGTCTTATAGCCTATAGTTACGCCATCTGCACTGCCTTTAACTATGTTCCATCGTATCTTTTTTGAAAATAGTTGATCGTCTCTCTCTTTTGTTAATATCTTGCAACCACTGTTCGGGCATTGAACGTGAACTGTTTTTAACGCTGCTGTTTTATAGTCGCTATAGCTTAGTTTCTCTCTATCTTCTACATCTGCCATATACTCATTAAATTTCATATATTGTAAGTCTTTGGAAGTAGGATAAAAATACTCATTGCAGTGCGGACAAGCGATCTCAAACTCTTTATGAACCTCACAATCATCATATACTCTGCTTATCTCATCGACTGAACTTTCCATTGTTGAAGCTAGAACTATCTTACGAAAGAATCGCTCGTAAGTTTTTGTTCTCTCCATACTTTCAGTTATTGCACCCTCTTCAAACTCTGCCAACTCATCGCCAAAAAAGTATTTAATTGATAATGATTTACGCTCCCCCCTACTTGAACCTGTAACAGAAAGTCCACCACCTGCAACTCTAAGTTCTGCTCCTCTATCTCTAAGCTTTTCTGCTGTTGTAAAACTTACCATTTTAGACTTCAAGCCCTTTACTCCATTCATAAACGGATTAAGTTTTTTAGTTAGGTATCTAGGTATTCCTTGTGCTGTTGGTATCATTAACTGTGCTGGAGCTGGCTCGGTATCTAAAACTTTTGCGGCTAATGAAAATAAGTAGGTAGTTTTACTTGTTTGAGAAGACACTTTTAAAACCTGCATCCACACTTCTGGTCTGTCAAAGTCTGCATACATTTCGTAGAGGTGCGGTGTGTACATTATCTTCATAGCGCCACTAATCGCTGATGATTCTGAACTGAGAGTTACATTATCTTCTACCCACCGAGCAGACGGAGTAAACTTTTCCCAAGTTATAGCTCTTTTTAATCTCGACCCTGAAAATGTTAATAATGGCTTACTCTTCATCAAGTGAATCTCTTATAAATTCTAATAATTTATCATAAATAGCATCATCTTCAATATCTATCTTTTTATTCACAAGTTTTTTTAAATCTGCAACTCTCATAGAGTAGTGCATATCTAGCAGTTTGGATATTTCTTGCTTTTGCTTTTCGTGTAGCAGTGTTGGAAGTAGTTTTAAATCGCCTTGATACAGTGCAACAAAACTAGCGGCTAGTTCTGCCATAGCTCTATCTACATTTTCAGATGGAATCAACTTACCATCTAGTTCTTCATTTTGCATACGCTTCTTTTTCACATCTTCTATTTTTGATAATCTATCTGCTTCATCTGCATCAACTTCATCTAATGATTCTCGATCTGTAATTTTAGGCTTCATTTTTTCTATTCTGTGGTCGTAATCGTTTTTATGCTTCTTGCTTTTGTCAACATTATTCTCATACCAATTTTGTGTTTCTAGTAAATCATAAAGACTTATCATTCCTGCGTGTACTATTTGAGGCTTTAGACCTTTCTTATTCCAAAGTGTAACTGTGCCTCTTGCAACTCCAAAGAAGTCCATAAGAAAAGCTGGAGTTACAAGCATCTTGCCACCTACAACATAAGCCTCTGACTCTCTTACTTCTTTTTTAGGATAAAGGCTTATTAATTTCTTTAACGTGCTTGACGACATCTTCTAAGCTCCACCATTGCTGTTATGATTACATAAATTTCATCTTTTGAGATATTATTCAACATAGCAAATGTACCTACATCATACAAATCAAATCTTCTTCTGTCTTCAGCCTTAACTCTTTGTATATTTCGTCTTGATTGACCCACCGCAGCGGCTATATTATCTACGTGGCAAAGGTCTTTTTCACGATCTTT